ATTAGAGTTCTTAAATCTAGGTACACAGGAGACACAGGCTTGGCTTGTAGTTTAAGATATAACCCTGACACAGGTAGGATGTTAGAAGTTTCTGAAGACGAAACTTTAGACGACTGCCCATTCTAGGAGGAAACATGAAAGAAATTGTATTTGATATAGAAGCTAATGGTTTAAAGCCTGATAAGATTTGGTGTATAGTAGCCAAGCCTTTAGGAGAACCAGTAGTTTCATTTGGTCCTGATAAAATTACAGAAGGTGTAGCTTACCTTAAAAGTGCTGACTCATTAATTGGTCACAACATTTTAGGCTATGACATTCCTGTAATAAAAAGATTGTGTGGTGTAGATTTATCTACATGTAATATTAAAGATACCTTAGTCATGTCTCGTTTGTTTAATCCTGTCCGTGAAAATGGACACAGTTTAAAAACGTGGGGATATATAGTTAAGATGCCTAAGGATGAACAGCCTGAAGATTGGGAATCATACTCACCTCAGATGTTAAAGTATTGTCAGAAAGATGTTATCTTAAACGAAAGAGTTTATAATAAATTGCTTGACGAAGGTAAAGACTTTGATGAAGAGTCTATAAAATTAGAACATTCGGTTGCTGTTATTCTTAAAGATCAAGAAGATAATGGCTTTGAGTTTGACCAAGAGTATGCTATGATGTTAGTAGCTCAATTAAAAGAACGTATGTTTCTCGTTGAGAAAGAAGTAAAAGAAGTATTTAAACCTAGACTGGTTGACATCAAAAAAGTCTTTCCAAAATTAAAGAAGGATGGAACTCTATCAAAGTCAGGTCTTACAAAAGAAGAGTACGACTATGTTTTATCTTCTAATTGTACAGAGTACAAACCTTTTATGAGACAGAAACTTCAAGACTTTAATCTTGGATCACGTAAACAAATAGGAGAATACTTAACAGAGTTAGGATGGAAACCAAATCGTTTTACTCCTACAGGTCAGCCTGTTGTAGACGAAGGTTCTTTATCTAAGGTTAAGAAGATACCCGAGGCTAAGTTAATTGCAGAGTTTTTATTATTGCAGAAACGTATAGCTCAAATTGATTCGTGGATATTAGCAGTACAAGAAGACAATAGAGTACATGGTTTTGTTATACCTAACGGAACTATCACAGGTAGAATGTCACATCGTTCACCTAATGTAGCACAAGTACCTAGTATATCTAGTGAGTATGGTACAGAATGTAGGTCATGTTGGATAGTTAAAGATGGTTATAAATTAGTAGGTGTAGATGCGTCAGGCTTAGAGCTTAGAATACTTGCACACTACATGGATGATAAAGGATACACAAATGAAGTTACAGATGGAGACATACACACAGCTAATCAAAAAGCTGCAGGACTTAAATCAAGAGATCAGGCAAAGACTTTCATCTATGCCTTCATATACGGAGCAGGAGATGCAAAAATTGGGAGTGTGGCAGGGGGAGGTAGAAAGCTTGGCAAAGAACTTAAGCAACGCTTCCTCGATAATCAGCCATCACTCAGAACTCTTAGAGATAGAGTACAGAAAGCGTGTAAACGTGGATACCTCAAAGGATTAGATGGTAGAAAAATATATATTCGTAACGAACATGCAGCACTTAATAGTTTATTACAAGGTGGTGGTGCTATAGTTATGAAGAGAGCATTAGTTAAACTTTATAGTTTAATAAAGTTAAATTCTTATGATGCTAAGATTGTAGCTAACATACATGACGAGTGGCAGATAGAAGTTAAAGAAGATATTGCAGATGCAGTAGGAGAAGTAGCTGTTAAATGTATAGAAGAAGCAGGTAATTATTATAATATGAGATGCCCTCTTACAGGGGAATATAAAATAGGAGACAACTGGAATGAAACACACTAACAATCAAAGTAGAACAGGAGACTTTGCAGAGTATTATGCTGTAACGTGGTTATGGGATAATGGCTACGAAGTTTTTCAAAACTCAGGATGTACAGGTCCTGTAGATATAATAGCAATAGACACAACAGGTAAGACAGTTTTAATAGATGTTAAAACTAAACGTAAAGACCCACGATGTAGTAGCACTAAAGCCACAGCAGGTGGTGGTCGTACTAAAAAACAAATAGAACTAGGAGTTCAAATTTTAGCCTTCGATGCAATAAAAAGAAGTTTAAGATTTGTAGATCACAAATGAAAAAGAAATTAGAAAATATAGTACCCGATATATATAAAGCCCTTGCTCCTTTAGCTAAGGGAAATGGTTTAGAATTATCTGACCAAATGGTAGAAGAGTTTGGTGAAGATATGAAAGAAGCTTTACGAGGTTGGGCAAAAAAACAACCTAAGACTAAAGATGCTTTGCGTATGTCTAATATAGGTAAGCCTGCTCGTCAGTTGTGGTATAACAAACATTCTAAATCAACTAAGAAAGATTTAGAATCTTCTTTAGTTATTAAATTTTTGTACGGACATTTATTAGAAGCTCTTGTAGTTTTCTTTGTTAAACTATCTGGTCATGAAATTACTGATCAACAAAAAGAAGTTAACGTAAGTGGTATTAAAGGTCACATGGATTGTAAAATAGATGGAGAGGTAGTAGATATTAAATCTACATCTGGTTTTGCATTTAATAAATTTAGAAACGGAACGCTTCCTGAACAAGATAGCTTTGGATATATGGCACAGCTTGCAGGGTATGAAGAAGCAGAAGGTACAGACAAGGGTGGATTCCTAGCAATCAACAAAGAAACAGGAGAGCTATGGATGTTCAGACCTGATGAATTTGATAAGCCTAATATTAAATCTAAAATAAAAGGATTAAAGGCTTCCTTAAAAAAGCTAGAACCACCTGAGTTATGTTATCAACCAATAGCAGAAGGTGTCAAAGGTAATTTTAAACTTCCGAAAGAATGTAATTGGTGTGAGTACAAAATGGAATGCCATTCAGATTCTAATAAAGGAAAAGGACTTCGTGTATTTGATTATGCAAAAGGACCTTCGTTTTTCACAGAGGTTATGGTTGAACCTAAAGTAAAGGAGATTACAAATGAATGGAAGAAAAAGTAAACTAATACGTAACAGGGCAGTACAGCTTCAAATTGAATGGCTAAAAGATTTAGCAGGTGAAGAAGACATTACACTTAAAAACATTCATAAATTTTTACCTCAAGATAAATATGTTCTGGGAGTAAACAAATGTCTGTTATCTTTTATGAATCATAAATGGATAGAAAAAAAATTAAAAAAGAATATTAATTTAAATTTAGAAAAGTTAATACAATCAAATGCTTGAAGTTAAATTAGAAGATATTACTTTAGAAGATTTATTATTTTTATTAGGTGGTCTTGTTTTTCAGGGTGGAAGTAAAGATGATATTGAAGATGAGCTTTTAGAAAAACTACACGAGTTAACGTGTAATGAATTAGATATAAGAATGACAGGCATACCTGTTGGAGCAGTAGTACACTAATGAAAAAAGGATATAGAAAACCACGGAAGATAAGACCAGTTGAAAAAGATTTACCAAAAGGATATGATTCTAATTGGGAATATAAACTACATAACAATCAACTTAAATCTTGGTCACACCACGGAGACACAATAGCTTACACAGTTGAGCATACATACGAGCCTGACTTTAGAAAAACATTTAATAAGGTTGAGTATTTAATTGAAGCTAAAGGTAGGTTCTGGGATTACGCAGAGTACAGTAAATACATATGGATTCGTAAGAAATTAAAAAAGAATCAAGAGCTTATATTTATATTTGCAAAACCTTTAGCACCCATGCCTGCAGCTAAGAAAAGAAAAGATGGTAGTAAACGTACCCATGCAGAGTGGGCAGAGAAAAATAATTTTAAATGGTATAGTGAGTTTGACTTACCTGAACAATGGAGGAAATAGATATGGATTACAAATTTAATGAAGGCTCAAACTTAAGAGGCATCAAACAATATATAGATGATACTTACTCAGAGCATTATGCAAATTCTAAATATCAAGCAACTGATATGATAATAGATGCAGGGCACGGAGAAGGTTTTTGTATTGGTAACATCATGAAGTATGCAATGAGGTTTGGAAAAAAAGATGGTAAGTCTGATAAAGATTTGCTTAAGATAATACATTATGCTATAATAGCTTTGTATTTAAATGATAAGGACAATCAGAATGACTGATACAACAGAATATTTAGGAATAGAAATAGATTACAACAAAGATAGTAAGCTTGATAAGTTTAGTATTGACACATTAAAAGATAGATACTT